CCTATTAATGCTCTTGAAGTTGTACTTAGCAGAGGTGCTACAGATATACAGCTTACAAGGATTACTCCAGAAGAATACTTAATTATACCTGCACCAACTCAAACAGGAAGATCATCACAGTATAGCATACGTAGAGGTAGGGATAATCCTACATTATCTGTATGGCCTATACCAGAAAACTCTACAGATATACTTAAGATAGAAACAGTAAGTGATATGACTGATGTAGATAGGTCTGCTGATCAGAATGCAGATTTACCTAAAAGATTTTTACCGTGTTTGACAATGGGACTAGCTTACTATATGTCTATGAAGCGTCCTGCTGTACCAGACACTAGAATAGGAATGTTAAAAACAAACTACGAGGAAATGTTAGCTAGAGCAATGGAAGAAGATCGTGAACGTGCTTCTCTCTATTTGTTACCTAGACTGACATTTTATACTTAATGTCAAGAGGTAGAACAACAAACGTATTAGCTATGTGTGATACATGTGGATTTGTGTATCAACGTAGTGTAATGAGATTAAACAGTTATGGATTACTTGTGTGTCCTGAAGACTTTGAGGGACAATATGACTTAAAGAATAGTCCATTAAATCAAGTGCCAGATGTTAGAGACAATCCTATGGTACAAGATCCTAGACCTGATACAGGTGGTAGGGGAATAACATGGGATCAATATGCACAATGGGAGACATTAGATCCAACAACACTTGCTCCTATTATAGGTAATACAACGTGGCAACTTGCAAATAGAACGTGGGATTCAATATGACAAATTTTACTGGTAAACTTATATCTAATACGTACAGGTCATTACTTACAGTTAATGCAAGTACAACAGGGACAGGTGTTACAACCTCTCTAGCAAACGTACAGACAGCAGATGGTACTCAGACTGCACTAAGAATAGCAACCAACTCTGTACATGTTAATGGAACCTTTGGAGTATCAGGAGCAGCTAGTCTAGCTTCAACACTACATGTAACAGGTACGGTATGTGCTGCTAAATACTTTGGAGATGGTTCAGAATTAACAGGACTAACAGCTTCTATTGGTGGTAGTATCTCAGTAGGTAATGCTCTTATAGATGGGACAGTCACAGTAACAGGTACAGCTATCTTTAAGGATGATGTCTCTGTAAGTGGAGCCTTGGCTGTAGCAGGTAATACCTCTATAGGTGGCACACTGGTTAATACTGGAGCAGGTACGTTTAGCTCAACAGTTACAGTCGTAGGTAAGGGAACCTTTAAGGATGCCGTATCAGTTAGTGGTGTTCTAGGAGTTAAGGGTAATGTATCAGTAGAAGGTAATACTTCTCTAGGTGGTACTCTTACAGTAACAGGAGCAGGAACCTTCACAGCTAAGACTGAGTTTAAGAATGATGTATCAGTCAGTGGAGACTTAGATGTAGCTACTAATGTGTCAATAGGTGGTACAGCAATATTCAATGATAACGTATCAGTCAGTGGTAATTTAAATGTAAATGGTAATGTAACAGCAGTATTCTTTTACGGTGATGGACGTAACCTCTCTAACGTAGAAGCTGAGTTAGGTATTACAACAAACATCTCAGTCTCAGGTTATATTAATGTAGGTGACTTTGTATCAGTCAGTGGTACTCTTAATGTTGTAGGAGCAGCTACATTTAAAAATAATGTCTCAGTTAGTGGTAATACAAATCTTGGTGGAACAGTCACAATAGGGGGTGCAGTTAGTTTAGCATCCTCACTTAGTGTAGCAGGAGCTTCTAACTTTGCAAGTACAGTCACAGTAGTAGGCGCAGCTACATTTAAAGATAATGTATCTATAGGAGGAACATTCTCTTTAGCAGATACTGCTTTATTTAGTGATATAGTCACATTTAATGATGTAGCCACATTTAAAGATGATGTCTCTGTATCAGGTAATACAAGACTGCTAGGTACAGTCACAGTCGGAGGAGCAGTCAGTCTTGCTTCATCACTCAGTGTTGGAGGAGCAGCTAACTTTGGATCTACAGTAACCATAACAGGTGCAGTCAGTCTAGCATCTACTTTAAGTGTAGGAGGTGCTGCAAACTTTGCAAGTACAGTTACGGCTGTAGGAGCAGCTACATTTAAGGATAATGTATCTGTATCAGGTAATGTAGTAATAGGTGGAACAGTAACAATCAGTGGTGCAAACTTACAAGCATCTAATGCGAAGGTATGTGCATCAGCTTTCTTTGGTGATGGTTCTAACTTAACAAATATAACAGCCTCTATAGAAGGTAACATCTCTGTTAATAATGCAACAATAGGTGGTAACTTATTTGTAGGTGGCACTGTTACAGTAGTAGGTGCAGGTACTTTTAAAAATGACGTATCTGTAAGTGGCAATACAAGATTACTAGGAACTGTAACTGTAGGAGGTGCAGTAAGTTTAGCATCTTCACTCAGTGTAGGTGGTGCTGCAAACTTTGGATCTACTGTTACAATAAATGGAGCAACTAGCTTAGCATCTACATTAAGTGTAGGTGGAGCAGTCAATCTACTCAGCACAGTAACTGTAGCTGGAGCAGCAGGTTTCTTAGGTACAGTAACAGTCAGTGGAGCTACAGGCTTTCTAACAACAGTCAGAGTAGCTGGAGCTACATCTCTAGAAGGTGCAGTCAACTTAGCAAGTACTCTTACAGTCACTGGAGCAGTTGTTCTAAAAGATAACGTATCCATAGGTGGTACTGTTAAGATGGGCAGCACAGCAACCATATCAGGTGCAGGAGGCTTTTTAAGCACCATCAGAGTAGCAGGAGCAACTTCTCTGGAGAGTACTGTAGTAATAGGTGGTACTGCCACTATAACAGGCAATACAGGCTTCCTAGGTACAGTCAGAGTTAGTGGTGCAGTATCACTTGAAGGTGCTGTAGTTGTAGGAGGTACAGCTACTATAACAGGTAACTCAGGATTCTTAGGAACTCTTAGGGTTGCAGCAGCAGTATCATTAGAAAATAATGTAGTCATAGGTGGCACAGCTACCATCACAGGTAACTCAGGTTTCTTAGGAACTGTCAGAGTCAGTGGTAATACAAGTGTAGGTGGTACATTTGCTCTTGCTAAGTCAGCAGCAGCTTCAGTACACACCACAGCAATCAATGGAGTAACTAGTGTATCTCTTAACTTTGGAGGCGCACAAAACTTCTTGACAACTGTGACAGCAGCGCATACAATGGCAAGACCAACAAATGCTAGAGTAGGACAAACAGGAAGTATATTCTTTGTACAATCAGGTGGTAGTGGTACACTATCATGGAATGGTTGTTGGAAGTTTCCAGCAGGAACTGATCCAACCTTCTCTACCTCTGGTGGTGCAGTGGATAGACTAGATTACATAGTAGCTTCTATTTCTAGTGATGACACTGGTGAAAATATACAAGCAATACTATCGCAGGAGTATAGTTAATAATGTTTAATAATAATTTATTAATGGGTGCAGCATCAGCAGGTAGTGGAGAACCTTTAATAGAAATAGGTAACTCTGCTTTGTTTAGTACATCAACACAATCTTTATCAGATACACCATCTTCGGCTGGGAATTTAAGAGATTGGACGGTTAGTTTTTGGGTTTATTTGAATTCTCAGACAGCCTATCAAATGATTTTTTCAACTGAGACAAGTACCAAATTTGGAGCCTTTCAATTTAATACTAGTAATTTTTCTTTTCTTAGTCATAATAGTACTGGCGCAAATCATGTCTTTCAAATACCCACTAAAGTTTTTCGAGATATTGGATGGTATCATATGGTCACTAGGTGTAGTTCTACATCAGGTGATGGTACAGTAGTTTATGATAGTATGAATATTTCTATATGGGTTAATGGAGAAGCACAGGCAGTAACTAGTGTTCCATACAACACTCCATCTGGTGGTCCTCGAATGTTCAGTGGTGGTGTACAAAGAATAGGTGCAGCAGCTAGTACTACACCAACTTATTATGTAGCTGAAATAGTTTATCTTGATGGTCAAAAACAAAATGCTGATGCATTTGGTCAGTATGATTCAACAGGTACATTCTGGACACCTAAGTCACCAGATGTAATTAAAGAATTAACATTTGGTACTAATGGTTTTTACTTTGATAATGCTACTAACCCTCAGACAGATGCTAGTGGCAACGGTAATAACTATACTAATAATAATACTGTTGTAACTGATACTCATACTCCTACTAACATAGAATTTTTAATGTCTCCAATTAATACGACTGATCCTTCGAATATTCCAGTATTAACTGATGGTAATCGAACTTGGTCTGCATCTAGTGCAAGCGCACAAACTAGAATAGGTGGTAATATACCTTTTCCTAGTAGTGGTAAATGGATTGCTGGAGTTATAATAACCGAACTTTCTAATGGTAAAGCATTTGGCATTTGGTCAGATCGTACAGATGGTGATGGATTTCCGAACTTTGGTGGGTTTGCTGGTTGGCATAGAACAACAGTTCTTGTAGCTTACGAAGCAGATGGTTCAACTGTTTTAACAAGTAACAACTGGCCTCAAGGTAACACTCAAGCAGTTGGAGATCAATGTTGGATTGCTGTGGATATTGATAATTCTAAAACTTTTATGGGTTATTATGATTTAAGTGCAGATACAATTTTATGGTATGCAAACGATGCTGGAAATGATGGTAATCCTGCTACAGGAGATAATCCTTTTGAAAATATTAATTGTGCAGGAATGGTTTCCT